TTTTTCTAGGTACATTTATTATAGCATTGTTAAATTAAAATGAAAAGCCCCCAAAAATTAATTCGGGGGCCTTTCTTGTAGATATACCTATAATTAAATTATGAGGCTACCTTAACGTTCTTAACTACAACCCAAGCATCTGCTTGTTCGATCTGAACGCCAACACGAGTATACATTGTGTACTCAATTGAGTCCTTACGTGGCCAGAAGAAACGGTAAACAGTTACATCGCGCTTGATTCCAATAACAACGTTATTTGGGAATGACAAGTGGATATCTCCGTGTGAGCCAGTTGCTCCTGAGTAGTCACCAGATTGTGTCTCTGGTAGAAGTGGAACTTCAACGATTGGAATACCAAATGCGTATGGAGCTACGTATCCTGCTGGACCTGATAGTGGCTGAACCTCTCCACGGATAACGCTTGAAGCGATATCTTGTGGAATTGTCATGTTTGTTCCGATGCTGTTAGCATATAGGAAGTCCTGAATCAAGTTTGATCCTGCAAGGAAGCGTAGGTCTGTGCGACGCTGCTTGTACTTACGTGGAAGTGCCTTAAGTGCTGAGTTGAATACTGCACGTGAAACTGCTGCTCCACCTGCGTCAACTACGCGACCATAAGTCTTTGCCTTCTTTACAACACCATTGAATGACTTGTATAGAGCGTCATCTGTTAGTGCTGTGTTACCATTTAGGACAACATCTTCGATGTCGTTACCTGCCTGGGTCGCCATCATACGGGCGATATGATCTTCTAGATCTGGACCTTCAATATTGTCTTCTAGAGACTCAGTTGAAAGTTCCCAATCCATACGAAGCTTCTTTGTTGTTAATGAAATCTTTGAGAATGTAACAGCGGCGTTTGTGCCAGTGCTATCACCTTCTGTCGCAAGCTTCATAAGCTTAGTGCCTACTCCGATGCGATCAATTTCTGTTGTGTCTGCCTTCATGCGAACAGTACGTGCTACCTTACCGATTACGGTAGAGTCAAACATGTAGTCCAGGAAGCGAGCAGATTGTTCTGGGTTTAGAAGACCACCGTTGCCGTTTTCTGACGCTACGTGTGTTCCTGTTCCACCAGTTGTGGATGCAAAACCAGCTGTTGCTGTTGTGCCAGCTGCGATGTCTTTTAATAGTTCATTGCTCATTGTATTTTTTCACCTACCTTTATTTGATTAAATTTTCTACGGAACCGAGGAAAGAACCGTTCCATTTTGATTTTTTGATTGTACTTACTTCCTGAGACCCGCCAAGGTCAGAGGACTTCTTAATTGCAGTTTCACCTTCTACTGCATCTACACGCTTTTGTACGCCATCAATCGTGTTCTTGATATCTTCTACAGCCTTTGAGATTGCTGTATATTGTTCTGCCAACTCTGTAATACGCCCATCAACGCTCTTGCTAAATGTTTCAACTGTTTCTGTAACAGCCTTAACCTGAGCAGCATTTGAATCTGTAGCCTTTGTAAGAGTTTCTGAGAAAAAGCCTTTTAGATCGCCTAACATTTTTGCAAAATCAGGTTCATCAACCTCAACTTCTGATACGTCGGCTGCCTTTTCCAGAGTTTCGGCAGGAGCGTCTGCTACTGCATCTTCTGCAGGAGCTTCTTCAACAACTGGGGTTTCTTCCGCAGCTGGTGTTTCTTCGACTACAGTAGTCTCTTCAACTACTATGTTCTCTGTATTTTCTGACACTTCATTACCTCCTTCTGCGTTTGCCTGTTTTGCTATTTTGTGTGAATCAGGCAACGGTAATCTTGACTTCTTAAATGAATCAAGAATCTTATCTATTTCTTTTGATTTGTTAACATCAGTACTTTCAACCCAACCAATTAATGTGGCAGGCTTGCCTGAAATTGGAGAGTCGAATGTCTTTTCTGTTGAAACAAATACTGAGTTACTATCTTCGCAAAAGAAGATATTTTCTGTTTGCACGTCCGCCGCCATGCCTTTAAATACTAACTTGCCATTCATCTTTTCAATTGAAAAAATGTTGCATAATTCGTTTGCTGGTGAATCAACAATTGAAAGCTCAATAAGGTCATATCCCTTAATGAAACGAACTGTTTCACCACTTGCTTTATTAACTTCGTTATCTGACTCTGTAATTTTCCCGCCAATTGAAAAACCAGAAAGAGTGCCATCAAGAACTTTTTCCCAAGTATCCTGTGCACCCTTTGAAATATATGTTGTTACATAAACGCCGTTATAAAATTTCTTTGTCTCTTGATCATAAAATGTTTCTGGCTTAAATGAAATAAGCTTACCAACTGCTAGCGGTGTATGCATCTCACGGATGTTTCCTCGGAAACTTTCAAACGCCTTTAGGCTTGCTTCCGCAGTAACTACATCGCCAGTTTGATCAACGTTATCTAATGTTGCAAAACCTGAGACTGTTCTATTTTCTCGGTTTACCTTAGTAAACGGAACTGATAGATGGAGCTGATCTCCATCTGATAACCAGTGTGACTTTTCAATATTCATATGCTTAATTTTATCGACTTATGTATAAAAAGGCAAATAATGGTTGAGTAATAATTAATCGACTTGTCGCCCATCGCCTTTTGCATTTCTTCCTTCTCCTGAAATATCTGGAGAATTTGCTTGGCGATCTTGGGTTCTTTGTCTTGTATTTGCAGCTTGAGAAGTTTGTTCTGCAGCATCTTGAGGCTTCAATTCAACTGGCTCATCTCCATGATCTAGAGGAATCCAGCCATTTCTAATACGAACCTCATTAGGAACAATTACCTTCATTCTCAAATATCTTTCGTCAATTTTAGACTGAGTATCTGCATCTGTAAGCGTAAGCTCATTAAATTTAATTGATAGGGCATCTGTCTTTTCCGTAAAGATCTTGGATAATTTCTTTTCCAAAGTCATCTGTGCTGGACGACAAACTTGCTCTTTAAATGTCTTATCTGCATCACGGGCTACTGCTAAATTAACCCCTTGCGGTGTTCCGATTTTATTAATTGGAACACGGTGAGCTAATAGAATTTCATCTCTATTTGCCTCACGATATTTATTAAATGAAGACTCTTGGACTCCAGATTCAACTGGCTCCATTTTAAATTCAACTTTAGAGTCTGGAGTATCTGATGGAAGTGGGATATATAATGAACGATGGTTCTTTCCCTTTAATCCAACCTGGAAAAATTCAAGAAGCTTTCTTTCTGATTCTGGTGAAAGCTTAGCTCCCTTTACTGTGATAATATATCTTGGAACCGCCTTATTTCTAAAGTAGTCCAAGTTATACTGACCTGAAAATTCATTACCAGCCAAGGCAACCTGAGCTGCAATAATGTCTGGAATTCCATAATAGTTATTCATTGGTGTGTATTTCTTAAAATGAATAACCTCATTTGGACGATCTTCAAGGGCTACTAGAATTGGGTTAGCTGTTTCTTCGTCTCCAAAGTTACGGAAGAATACTGCCTTTCCGTAAAGCAATTGTATAAATCCATCACGCAATCTACGTACACGCATTGACTTTGCTGGGATATGTCCTATGTATCCAATATCTCCTGCAACAGTTCTTCCAATTTCAAGGAAGCCGTTTCCTGTTGCTTCATAGTCTGTATACACTTTAATTAATGTTTGTGTAAATGTATCTTCATCGTTTGTTTCGTCTAGCCATTGATTAAGATTTTGCTTTAATTTATTAAGCTTTCTACGAGCACGAGCTAAAATGACATCATCATTAATTGCATCAAATGCGTCGTTAGTTTTTCTTGTTTCGATAAAATCATATCCTAATCCAACAATGTTGGCAACCTTAGCATTAATTGCTGCATAGTTGTATGTTGAGATTTCATAGATCTTTGAGAGATACTCTAGGTTATATACTGGTTGAACTAAATCAAATAAAGCATATCCTGTGACCGCCTGCTGTAATAAATTCTGTTGTGTTCCCGTTCCATCTTGACCAGTAAAAGACTTTTGTAAATCTCTTCCAACCTTACGACGAAATGCTGGGCTTAGGCCTTTAACTTTTCTTAGCTCTTCCGCCTCCACCATAAATGGATCTTCATGCTCTGATTCTTTTTTAAAAGTAATCCAGTCTGCTGAGTTTGAAATCTCAACTACATTTGAACTATCTTCTTGCTCTTCAATGAATTCCATTATTTGCTCCCAATTTTTTCATTTCATCTTTATAGTTTCCTATATCAAGTGGGTCTGGAACTAGCCCCCATTTAAGTCTTTGCTGTTGATACTCAAATTCTTCGTCATCAATTTTTCGTCTTGCCGACAAAAATAATGGTCTACCTTCTGTAATTCCATAAGACTGGACCTCATTAGCCAAAGCATTAATTCTATCTTTATTATTCTTTTTTGAAGTAACTGAGAGGTAATTTCCATCATCATCGCCAATCCACCTGCCGTCTGGCATTTCCCAGACATAAATGCCTAGGGTTGACTCTTCTTCAAGAACTTGTGTGTTAATCTTATTGATATCCATGGATTTTATTTTACCACTTTCTGGCACCTAAGTCCAGCTTTTTGTCAAGGAAGGTGACAAAATTACTTACTTTGGATAACAACCCAGTCGTTATTATAGTACTTAAAGGTATTTTCTGTCACTGTAATGGACGGCTCTGAAACAACCGTGCTTGGCTTTCCCGTATAAAGGTTATAATGCTCAGTTACAATTGTCTGCGTTAATTCTTTTTCATAGGTAGTTATGTTCTTATAAAGTGTGGAAGGGCCACCAGATGATTGATAATTAAACTGAATGCTGCCTGAAACAGGATTTGTAAATACCAAGACAATATGGTGAGGCTCTTCAGCAACTAAATAATTAGATATATTAGTCTGAGTTGTTTTATCTACTCCATTTACATATATTTTAGCAATATTGGTTTTTGATATAACCCCCGAACTATTCCATGCATACTTTGCAGAGGCATAGGAGCCTTGTACAGGGCAGTAGAAGAGAGTACTAGCAGTAAGGTCTGAAGGAGTTAAAAACAGCTCTATGGACTTCACAGCATTTGTGGTGACTATATTAAAGCCAGCACCTGCCTTTGCTCTAATTCCATTATTAAATGTGCGGGATAAGATAGGATAATTTAATGATCCTAAATAATATTCTGTAGTTGAAGTAATATAATCGCCATAATTATCTGCGTATAAGTCTTTTTCTGTATAGAAATTAATATTAAAAAATTCTAGTCTAGGCAGATATTTACTTGCATCTGTTGTGGACATAGTTATCTTTAAATAAACTTTGCTTGTGACAGCAAATGAGTCTTTTGTAAATTGTGGCAATGGCTGTCCATTTACACATGAGACATATGTGATCCCATCAAGACTTGACTCTACTGTAATATTTAAATCATTTCTCCACTCTACCTTTGAGGAGATAAAGTCTATCTGTGTGGGTATGGCAAACGAGTCTTCAATTATAAATTCTTTTGCTTCCGCCGTTTCTGTTTTATAAAAAGATATATATCCATCTTGTGAGTTATAATATGTATTTGTATCTAAGAACTCTGGCCATAGTTTATTTAATGGATATCCATATTGAAATGAGGATCTAATCTTGGCATCTGTACATGTAAATAAAATTCCTTCATCTGGCTTAGCCACCTGAATTGCAGGAGCTGAAATATTGCCATCATTATAATGTCTAGTAATTGAAGTGTCTGGGAAAGAGTATCTATAAATTTCTGGAGGATCTAAAATAAAAGAATTTCCCGCCATTGCAATATGGTCAGAGTGCACATGAATAAAGCTGCCATGCTCGGAGTGCTCGCTCTTTGAGCCATCCATCTCCTTTGGCGCTGGAGATTGCTTAACCGCTGCGGTGGTAGCCGCGCTCTCACCCTCTATCTGGTAGTCAAAGCTGTAACTACCCTCAACCACATGTCCATCGCCAGAAACGATTCGATAATCAACGTCATACTTGCCTGAAACAAATTCCTGCGACAAAGCTTTTGCAAAAATAAATGGTCCAGCCACCTCGCTAGCTGCCGAGACAATTGCGCCATTTTTATCTCTAACCTTTAGTTGATTGGGATCATCTTCGCCAATGACCAATAAATCTTCATTAAACTGGAGACGAAACTCCGCAGGCATCTGCTTTATAACTGAGTCTGGCTCTGGATTTGATCCTACAAATACAGAGTGGGAAGAGGCCGGAGATGCTGCAAGCACAACAATGCCCAATACAAAGAGAGCACTAAAGAACTTTTTCATTTCCAACCTCTTCCCTATTGCCTTATTTAACTATGCAGCAGGCTTAACTGTCACTGTAGGAGCTGGTCCAAACTCAGTATCAGCTGTGGCAGCCAAAGTAGATCCATCGGTAATGATCCATTTCAAAAAGAAGTCATTTGGAGCCTTCTTTTTTGTATCAAAATCCTGCAATCCACGCTGGCATACCTGTGTGGTTGGAAACGCTACTTTGGTTACTGCTGTGATAGCAGCGCTCCATCTGACCTGGAATGCAAACTCTGCAAAGGTGCCGTGATCGATTGCTTGCAAAGGTGATTTTGCGGTCCACGTTATCTTGTTAGATAAAGCAACCCCTTTATCATTCTTTTCAGCGCTAGGAACTACCTTGGCGCGCCAGCCAGCCTTGAACTCCGGACGTGGAGTTCCCGCTTCGATCGGCACAACTACCTCAAAGCTAGTGGTTCCAAAGTAGTTCTTTCCATCAGTGCATCCATGTCCAAGACGTAGATAAACAGTTGATGATTGTCCTGCAACATCAGAGAAGCCACGTAGGTTTGCACCCACATGAGCAGATGATGGAGTTAGCCCCACCATAGTTAAAATAGCAGCCAAAATTACAATACGTTTTTTCACAATAAAATACCTTTCGTTTAAGTTAAGTTGAAAAAAATTATTTAACTACCACAAAGGTAAAGGCGGGGCCGGACTCCAGAATCTAATAATGGCTCGATTAAGAAAGACTAAAGTCCTGTTTCCTAAAAATACTGCGACTGCCTTTTCTATCGA